ACTGACATCTATCCCTAGTGTTCTATTAGCCATTATCGAAACCTCGCGAAAAAGGCGGAAATTGACTCCACCATACTAAGCAACGCGGAAAGTTTTTCGTTTTGTGCCTGGAGTAATGGTATTAATTCCTCTGGATACTCAGTATCAGGGGCAGGCTCTGGTTCAGGATCAGGATCAGGTTCAGGCGTTGGATTCTGCATCTGGAAACCAAGTTCTTCGTAAATATCTTCTTTCTTTCCGTTGTACATCCACAACGGGACGGAGATTTTCTTTCCATCCGCGCCAACGATACTCGGAAATGAAAATTTTGTGTTTGCATAACGAAAGAAAGTTACAGTCGTTCGATCCAGTTAGAGGATACTGAAACGGTTTTGAACTGGATGGCGGACAACCTGGTGGCGAAGAAAGATCCAGCAGGAAATATTAAGCCGGATAAAGATAAATCAAGGGAGAAGATCGACGGCATTGTGGCCTTGATCATGGCGATTGATCTGGCAATGAGAAACCCGGATGCGGGTGAGAATTATTATGAGCACCACCGATTAAAAAGTGCTTTAAATATTGGTTGAAAAATATTAAATAACGGGTATAATCATGTTAATCGAATAAATTTTCTGTAGTCCTGAGATCTGCTTGGGACACCAGTCGGAAATGATACACCCGGCGCCAAAAGGCGTCGGGTTTTTTTGTTTTCCGGAGGCGGTGTGAAACTAAAGATAGATCCTAATCAGCTTTTCTTCTATGGCGGTCTGGTTGCCCTGTTCGTTGGCCTGGCACTGCAATATTCAATCGGTATCGCTTTGATCGTTGTGGGGACTTTGGTAGCAGGGGGTGCTTATTTTATGGCGTGGAAGATGGCGAATGCAGCGCCAATAGAAGGCGCGGAGAAGAACAATGCTGCCTAAGCCCGGACAATTTTCTAATTCAGCCGGTATGGTTGAGCGGGAGAAACGGGCGCCGGTGCGAGATCTACGGTCCTATTCCCACAGCGATGAGATCATTACCCAAGAGAATTCCCTTTCAGTTGACGGCGTGATCGCCATTATCAGCCTGATCTCACAGGACAGCGCCGGGCTGCCGCTCGTGTTGTACGGCCGGAGAGGCCGCAACCGGTACCGCGCATACGACCACCCCTATTATTCTTTGATGCACGATGCCCCAAACGAAGAGCAGACCGCCATGAATTTCAGAGAGTTGATCGGTGGGCATTTGATCGGCTGGGGGAACTTCTTTGGGCAGTTCGTACCGGACGGCAGCGGGCTTGTGAAGAGCATCTGGCCGCTTCACCCAGGCAGAATGACCGTGGCCAGAGTGAACGGTGAGAAGCTGTATGAATACCGCACCCTGGACGGTAAGCCGAAGATCTTCAAGCGGGATGAGATACTGCATATCCCGGGGTTTGGGTTCGACGGTTTGATCGGTTACAGCCGGATCGCCCTGGCAAAGAACGCCATCGGCGCTTCGATGTCGGCGGAGAAGTTTGGGAGCAAGCTGTTTGGGAATGATGCCGTGTTAGGTACAGCTTTCAAGACCCCCAAAGAGATGAGCGATACAGCCCACAAGCACCTGAAGGAAGACATTGAAGCAAATCACAAGGGCGCCGAGAATGCATTTAACCCGATCATCCTTGAGGGGGGACTGGATGTGGCCAGGATCGGGATCAACTCGGAAGAAGCCCAGTTCATCGAGACACGAAAATTTACCCTTGCAGAGATCAACCGCATATTAGGACCGCTGCCCCCGCACATGCTCGGGGATGTTGAGAAGAGCACGAGCTGGGGTACCGGCATTGACAGCCAGGAACAGGGGTACGTGAACCATACCCTGCGAGCTTACACGATCCGGATCGAACAGGCTTTATGGTTGTCCCTGCTGCTTCAGCGGGACCGGGCTGCCGGGTATTACTTTGAGCATCTGTTCGATGCTCTCCTGCGCGGCGATATCGCCACCAGGTATGAAGCTTACGGGAAAGCCATCGAACGGGGAATCTGGTCGCCGAATGAAGTGCGATCAAAAGAAAATGCCAACGGTTACCCAGGGGGGGATACTCATTACCGAAACGCCGCGCTCACTCCGATAGAGGGTGGAAACGCGAGCGAGCCGGCGAATGCGACCCTGCGGCTTTGGAACGATGTGATCCAGCGGGTGGTGACGCGCGAGGTGAACGATGTGACCGGCGCAGCCCACCGCTTTTTAAAGAAAAACCAACCGGGATCTTTCGCCGAATGGGCGGATGAGTTCTATACCAAAGACCAGCCCGCCTTTATCGAAAAGAACTTCAGCCCACTGCTTGAAACCATGAGCGAGATCTTCGGCGGGTTGTATGGGGAGCCAGTGAAAGCGTTCGTTGAAAGCTATCTGGCAACCCAAAGAGAAAGCCTGGAAAACCCGAATGTGGATGCCATTGAAGCGACAGCCGAACAATGGAGAACAACCAACACGGCCAGGCTGCTGTTCGGTATTCAAAATCTGATCAAGGAAGTGACTTATGAAACCTACCTCTATGACTAAAACCATCAAACCGATGCTGTTCTCCATGCCGGTGGTTGAAAATCTTGACCTGCCCTCGCGGGCTGAAATGCTGCCAGGGATCGAAAGCGGGGAGATCGACCATATCGATTTCACCGCCAGGACGTATGGGACTGGCCGCAACCACAACCCATATCTGTTCAAAGATTCTGACCTGCCCGCCTTCGCCAAGTCGTTTGAGGGTAAGCCGTTCCTGCGAAACCATGACACGTATGACATCGATTCCAGGGATGGACAAATCATGGGATCCAAGAATGTAAACGGTGTGTTCGAACAGATAGTGAGACTGACCACCCGGAGAGGAATGACCGATTTCCTTGAGGGGAAGATCGACCGGTTTTCCATCGGCTGGACCTATGATGATGCGATCTGCACGATCTGCAACAGCAGCTTTTTCTCTACATCCTGCGCCCATTGGCCAGGCAGAACATACCAAACGGCTGATGGTCCGAAAGTATGCCAGCTCTTATTCGTGAACCCGAAGGGGCGCGAGACAAGCGCGGTGAATGACCCGGCCGTGGAAGGAACGGAAGTCATCGAAGCGAACCTGGAAGCGCAATATGTAGAGTCGTTCAACCAGGCATTATGTGAAAGCAAGCTGGATCCCACAGAGAATATCCTTGCCTATGGTTTGATGACCAAAGAGGAAGTGATATCTAAAGATGAAGGTATTACCGCCGGGGAACAAGCCGGCGATGATCACACGGCTGGATCAGCCGAAGAGGTTGAAGGCGAAGTGAAAGCACAGGATGAGTCGGAAGGGCAGGTGCCCAGCGACAATGAACCTGGTGAAGAGCCTTCGGCCGAGGTTGAGCAAAGTGCGATGGTCCCCGACCTGGCTGCGCAGGCGCGCCGCCGAAACTGGGAACTTGAGCGTGCCGAAAAAGATTTCTTCCCAGAAGGAGATTTAAACATTATGAACTTACGCGAAAAAATGAACGAACGTGCCCAATTGATCCAGCGGGCGCGCGAGCTTGCCAACCTGGCCGATAAGGAAGGGCGGGCTTTTACCGATGCTGAGAAGGCTGAATATGAAGCCATTATGGGCGCCGGTGAAACCCAGGGCAAGGTCGATGTGCTGGCGGGTGAGATCAAGGGTGAACTTGAAACCCGCAACAAGCTGAACGAGGCTGAAAAGAGCCTGGCCGAACTGGCTACCGAAGCGGTAAAACCGGACGGTAAAAAAGCCAGCCTTACCCGGGCTGAATTTGAAGCCCTCAACAACCACGCCAAAGCTGAATATATGAAAACAGTCGGAAAACTTACCGACTAAGGATTTACCAGAATCTTTAAAGAAAAGGAAATTACATTATGGGAAACACATTAACCAACTTAATTCCCCATGCTTACCGGGCATTGGATGTCGTGTCCCGTGAGATGGTTGGGTTTATTCCGGCGGTCGGACGCGATGCCAAAGCAGATCAGATTGCTGAAAATCAAACCCTATATGTGGAAGTCACTCCTCCCAATACCGCTGGTGATGATATCACTCCGGGGATGTCGCTTCCAACAGCCGCCTACCAAACCATTGCCAATGTCCCTGTAACAATGGCCTACAAAAAGTTTTACCCCTTCTCTTGGACCGGAGAGGAACAGAATTCGGTAAATCAAGGTCCAGGGTTTTTGACCATCAAAGAGGAACAAATCGCCCAGGCTTTCCGGGCTGCCATCAATGGCATGGAGGCGGTTGTAGCTGCAGTTGCTTATAAGGGCGCGAGTCGTGCATATGGTACTCCGGCCTCGACCCCCTTTGCTTCGGATTTATCGGACACCGCTCAATTGAGGAAAATCCTTGATGATAACGGTGCTCCGAAATCTGATCGGCATTTGGTTATTGACACGACAGCCGGTGCAAAGGTGCGCACTTTAACCCAATTAACGAATGCGAATCAATCTGGTGATACCTCCTTCCTGCGCCAAGGCGAATTGCTGAATGTCCACGGCTTCACATTCCGCGAATCAGCCCAGGTACAAAGCCATACCAAAGGAACCGGCGGTAGTTGGGTTTTCAACGGTACCCATGCGATTGGCGTGACCACATTGACCTTGAAAAGTGGATCCAACAGGATCTTGGCCGGCGATGTGCTGACATTCCAGAACGATACCAATAAATACGTCGTTAAAACCGCTCTCTCTGGCAGCACAGTGGTTATCGCTGAACCTGGTTTACGCATTCAACACGTGGACGGGGAAACCGTGACTGTTGGCAATAGCTATACCGCTAACGTTGGTTTCTGTCGGAATGCCATTTTATTAGCCACCCGGTTACCTGCTGTTCCGGCAGAGGGCGATCTGGCTATTGATCGGTTTGTGATCACCGATGAGCTCTCTGGCATTTCGTTCGAAATTGCCGCTTATCCCGGATATCGCATGGTTACCTATCATGTATCAATCGTCTATGGTGCAGCCGTTGTCAAAGCTGAACACATCGCGACATTGTTAGGGTAAGGTAGCCGTTTAGTGATGTAATCCCCACCTGCCGTCCTAAGGCAGGTGGGGGGATTGGAAGAAGCATGGCAAAAACAAAATTATTCAAAGATGGTGTGGTGATCTACGTGGATGCGGCTGCCGTTACCGCTCATCAGTTAATGGGATGGAAGACTGCCCCGGTTGCGAAGTTTGAGGAAGATGCCTTGAAGATCGATGATGTTGAGGTAACCGCTGAAGCTGCCCGGCTGAATGAGCTTTCTTACCCGAGTGTAACCGGTCTTGAGAACGCTTTGGTTCGACACTACCAGGTTGCTCCGGCGCTGCAGACAGCGACCTATGCCCATGCGGCTGCCAACCTTGGAGCGGCTGTGCAGGATGTAACCTCTGCGATCACCAGCCCGGACGTGCCGCGGAATGCGACCATCAAGGGCAATGTGAGCGGGATCACCGGCAATGTGATCCTCACCGGGACCAACATCCTGGATGAGGTGATTACGGATACCATCGCATTGAACGGCGCCACAGAAGTGGCCGGAGTGAAGGCTTTCAAGAGCCTGACCAACATCCATCTACCAGTGCAGACACACACTCCCACCAAGCAGGTCGAGACGGCAACTGTGGCCGGTACGGTCACTCTTTCCGGTAATGCGGCGGTAGTGGTTACGGCTTCTGGGATGACCGGCAGCCCGAAGACCATCAATGTGGCGGTGCTGGATGAGGACACGGCGGCCGAAGTGGCTGAGAAGATCCGCACGGCGCTGGGTGAGGATGCGGCGGTAATCGCACTATTCACGGTTAGCGGCGCCGATGAGGCCGTGGTGCTGACCAAGAAAACCTATGCAGCCAATGACTCCAGCCTGAATATCAGCATCGATAACGGGACCTGCACCGGGTTGACCACGGCAGCGACCAGCGCCAATACCACAGCCGGGGTCGGATACGACACGGTGAGCATTGGCGTAGGCGTGAAGATCGGCATCCCTCATATTGTGGATTATGCAGCTTTACTGCTGGTTGCCCTCTTCGGCGGATCGGCGGATTCGGGCGGAAGCCTGGCAGTTGATGCGGATGAGGTTGAAAAGAACCTCTATACTCCGGCGGGCACCCTGGACGGGTCCACCCTGCTGGATCTGTACTACTTAGATTAAGGAAGGTGAAAGATGACAAAGAAAAACGAAGAACCTACCCCTATCCCCTCCCCTGACGGGGAAGGGAATCAAACCCAAGGCGCTGAACAAGCCGCCGAGAAGAAACCCAAGGGTGGTAAAGCAGATGCGGGTATCTGGGTTTCGATGATCAAAGACGGTATCACCATCCACGGGGTGCACCCGGATGCTGTGCCGGCGCACGAAGCCATCGGCTATAAGCTGGTGCCGGTCGAGAAATCAATCGAGCCGGCTGATCGAACTGCGAACAACGGGTAAGGTGATCCATGAATAAGGCGCAGATCTACTGCACGGCGAATGATGTGATCAATGACCTCCATTTGAGCGGCATCGAGGCTAATCTATTCAAAAACATCAAGACCGCTTCGGAGCATATCGAAAGGAAGTTCGGAAATTTCGTTCCGGTGGTAGAGACGCGCCTTTTCGAAAACAATGACCCGCGTAAAGAGAGAATTGAGATCGATCCGCTGCTTGAGGTGACCCTGGTCGTGATCGATGGTGTCACCGTAACCGACTGCGAGTACCGACCGCTCAACCGCGAGTGGTCGGATGGTCCGTATACCTCCATATACCGGAAAGGCGGGCTGGGGCATGACATCGAGATCACGGGGAAATGGGGGAAGAACGAATCAACCGTGGATACTGGATTGACGGTCACCACCCAAACGAACAGCGAGCTGACGCTTGAGGTAGCGAACGGAAGCCAGATCAGCGCGGGAATGGTACTGCTGATCGGTGATGAGCAGGAGCTGGTGGAAGATTCGGCGACCTCTTCCGACTCGGGAGCGGATGTTGAGGGTGCAATTGAGATCAGCGATGAAGAGATCGATGTGGAAACTGGTCACGGCACCCTGGTGCATGTGGGAGAGACTATCTGTATCGATCTCGAAGACATGCGGATCGCGAAGATATCCGCCAATAAACTGCAGGTTGAACGCGGCTGGAATGGGACCACCAAAGCGACCCATGCGGATGATGCGGCGGTGATGGTGTACCGGAAATTTGCCGTGCGGAGGGGTGTGAACGGGACAACGGCGGCAGCTCATTCGACGGCAGCGATCTACCGGTATGAAGTTCCGGAGAGCGTGAATTACCTGTGCCGGCAGATCGCCGGTTTGATGCGAGCAAAGGCCGAGACCGGATGGAGCGGTAAAAGCGGAAACGCCGAAACAGGCGAGACCTTCTACTTCAATGAGTTCCCGAAGCAGATCCGGGACATTCAAGAGAATTTTTCGGTGAAGCATGTCTAATACTCTGCTGAATTTCCAGATCAATAATGCCGAGTTCACGGCTGGAATCAATCAACAGATCCGCAACCTGCAGCAGATCGGACCGGCGCTGAATAAGCACCTGCGCGGGCCAATGACCCAGGCGGTGACCATGACCGCCGAAGAGATCAAAGATAACGCTCCTGAGATCACCGGCCGGTATGTTGCCGGGATCAAGAGCAGGGTAACGACCGAACGAAGCACAGTTGGCTCTTTAAAGGGGAAGGTTTCAGGTACACATCACGCCTGGCTGGTTGAACACGGCCGGAAACCCGGAAAGATGCCGAACGTGGCATCCATGATCAATATGATCACTGACGGCGGGTCGCCTGAGGATGAATGGCGCCGGGCGTATGCGCTGGCCAGCTCCATTGCCAGGAAAGGAACGCAAGGAAGAAATGTTTTCCAGAAGGCATGGGCTGCCGTGGCTGACCGGATACCCCCATTATTCTATGCGGTACTGAATAAGCTGACCGCGGAGCTTGCCGTGAAACAAAAGCAATCCAATATTCAGGAATTGACCAATGGGCGCTGAGAGCGGGATCGATGAATTTTCGAAGATGCTAGGGACAATATCGGCTTCTAAAAAGGAGCCGATGAATACCTATGCCATGTTCGGGAAGAATAATCTTCCGGATGCGATCACCAAATTCCCATCGGCACTCACATTTATTGATGATGTTACTTATGAGTATTCTGCCGGCGGTCCAAACTATGCTTACTGGCAGGGTCAAACCGAAGTGCATGTTTTTCCGAACGTTAATCGGAGTAATTATTCATCTTTGATGCGCTATCACCAAGCCATTTTAGTGGCATTTGCCACCCACGTTACCCTTGGAGGCAAGGTAGTCACCTGTATGCTGAGGCAAAACCCTTCCATCCTAGGTCCGACTGTACTTACCTATGGAAACGATAACCCGCACCACGGGTTTCTCATCAACTGGTCTGTGAAAGAAAAGATCAAGACCGGTACATTCACTTTTGGAGGTTAACTATGGGAGAAGTTGTATTTCGAAAACTACAGCGTGGCATTGAAAGCACGCGAGGGACTGCAGTTGCCGCGACCGCGATGATACCGGGATCGATCAAACTGCCATCCGACCGGGTGATCCAATTTCCTGAGGATAATCTCGGCCTGCGGGTCAAATCACGCCGGGCGGTAACCCACCAGATCCATGTGGCATCCCTGCCGATTTCTCTGATCCACCCCACCTTCCAGGAAATGGCATGGCTGCTTTCGTGCGGGTTAAAAGGGAGCGTCACCCCGGTCGAACAAACCACAGATCAAGATGATTATCTGTGGGATTTCACCCCTTCACTCACCAGTGTTAATGAGCCGAAGGCTGCGACGTTGGAATGCGGTAACGATACCCAAGCCTATGAGCTTGAGTATTTCATGATCAAGAAGTATACCTTTGGCGGGAATATCGGAGCGGATGAGCCTGTCAAGGTGGATGTTGAAGGATTTGCCAAGCAGATCACGGATACTACATTCACAGCAAGCCTAGACCTCATCGACGGCGATGCGATGTCAGCCAATATGACCAGGATCTATATCGATCCTGCCTGGGCAAGCATTGGATCGACCGCAAAAACCGACCTGCTGAAAAAATGGCAACTTGACTTAATATCCGGAGTCTATGCCAAATTCGACGCTGCCGGACAGAAAACAATGACCGGTTACGGCGAATCATATTTGAGCGCGCTCCTGACCATGACGCTGGAAGGATCTTCGGTAGCAGACGGCTTGTGGGATGACTACCGGGATATGACGCCAATGGCAATCCGGGTGATGGTGGACGGTCCGCAGATCAAAGCGGGTGACAATAACAGCCTGATCTTCGATATTTACGGCCGTTTTAAGGATTCACTGCCTATGGATGCTGAAGAAAACGGCAGTGATCTCCATACCGCAATTTTTGAAAACCAGGCCGACGGCGAAGCTACACAACACAGCATCGGCGTGAAATTGACCACAGATATCAACGCGCTTTAATATGGCTAAATTCCAGATCCCTCAAAAAACCAGCACGTTGAAGCTCTCAAATTATGTGGAGGGCTTTGGCGAATTGAAGTTCGAGGTGTGGGTGAACCCTCCGCGGCGGATGATCATCCTGCATGATGACATTGAGCGGAGGGCTCAACAGGCCATAAAGGAAAGCCAATGGGTCAATGGTCTCATCATCAAAGCCAAGACAGAACTGACAACCTGCGCTGAAGAAGATCGTGAGAGGATCAACGAACAGATCAGAACTCATGAGATCGACCTTGAGCAAAAGAAAAAGGCGGTTGAGAGTATCAACCGCGAGATGATGGGATGGTTAGCGGAGATCTGGGTGGAAGGTCCAGATGGAAAAACGATGACCATCGATGAGGTTGATGCCTTCTTAAAGGATGCTATAGACCAGGACCCCAATTTCAACACCTGGCTGATAGCCTCCACATCAAAGTTGATCCGGGAATTCACCGAATCAGTAAAAAAAGGATTGTCCCCGCACTGCTCGCGTTAGCAGAGGGCGGGGCAGTTCGAGACCCTTACATCACAGCGATCCTATTGGCAAAAACGATCAACACGGCTGTTGGCGGGTTCATGATCACACCCTTTGAAGTCGATGAGCTTTCCGATGATTGGCTAACCGTCTTCAGAGACATCAACGAAAAGCCAAAGAGATACCAGGCTGTGAACCAAAAGGTCAATGAAATTCGGAGGGAATGGGAGAAATCCCATCCATATTACAAGCGATGAGTGCGCAGAGTAATTTAGATATCATCATCCGAACACTTAAGCAGGGCAATGGCGATAAGGAAACCACTGCCCAGCTAAAATCGCTTTCCACCGGCTTCCAGCAAATGACCGGATTCAGCCTGGGATCGGTGAGCGCCCTGGCTGCGGTTGGTACAGCGATGCGGTTCGTAGTGCAGCAGGCGATGGAGAGCGAGCAGGCAGAAACAAGATTGAATGCCGTCCTGCGAGCGACCGAAGGCCAATCCGGAATGACAATGGAAAGCCTGGACCGCCTGGCAACCAGCGTTTCCAATCTATCCGGGATCGATGATGAAAATGTTCAATCTGCCGAGTCGGTGCTTCTCACTTATCGAAGTCTGAATGAGGACATCTTCCCAAGGACGATGAACCTGGCAGCAGATATGAGCGCGGTTTTCGGTACCGACCTGACAACGGCGGTCCGAACCCTGGGGAAAGCACTCGACAGTCCGACCACGGGTTTGACTGCTTTACGGCGAATGGGGGTGACTTTCACCCAGGAACAACAAACCACGATCAGGACCCTGGTCGAAGAGAACCGATTATTTGAGGCTCAAACCTACATCCTGGATTCGCTTGAAGGCCGGATCGGCGGCGTGGCCGAGGCAATGGGGAATACTGCCCAGGGACAGATCAATAAATTCAAGACGGAAATTGGCAACCTGGCCGAGGAAATCGGCGGACCATTGGTAAGCGCTTTAGGGAATGCCCTGGGGTTGCTCAATAACGTTATTCAATATGATTCCAGAATTCAAAACACATTGGCCACTCACAGCGATGAGGTGGTCGATCTATATACCAATTACGAAGATTACGAAGCCGAACTACGAAGATCCGCCGAAGCAATGGGGTATGTGATCGATGCTGAGGGAAACCTGGTAGAGATCCACCGGAACCGAAATGAAACGACCAGGACTTTGATCCAATCCAACTATATGCTTTCACAGTCGGATTGGGATGCTGCCCAGGCGCAGGATGCCAGCACCCAATCGGCGATTGATCTCGATTATGCACTCGGAAATTTGCGAACGACCTTTGCCGGTTCGTTTGGCAATGAAATCGATACATATAACGAACGGCTTGAAGGTCTCACCGACCGCCAATCCACTTTAAACGATGAGATCGCTGAACTTTCCGGGCAGTCTTACCTGAGTGATGCACAACGGGAAGAACTTGGTAATTTACAGGAAGAACTGGCGGATACCGAAGCGGCAATTTTGGATCTGGCTGCAGCGCATGAGGAAGCCATGCGCCGGATGGCTTTCAATATGCTGATGGAGCAGGCGGCTTCGGATGGGCTTACCGAAAATGAGTTAAGCAATCTGACCTATATCGGCCAGGCGTGGGGTTTATTAGATGAAACCACCGCAAATATGATCGAAGCGGTGAACGGCAATCTTGACAATATGGACCTCACCCAGCTTGAGCGGTATATGTCAGACCTGGATCACATCATGGGGCTTGGCGACAAGACCATCACCATCCGGACCGTGTATCAAAAGGTGAATGGGAACATCATAAGCGGGGATGAATCGATAATGAACGTGTACGGTGCGGTCGGCATGGCCAGCGGTGCCGAAAATTTCATCGTTCCCCCGGGTTATGCAAACGACAGCTATTTGATCGGATTAACATCCGGTGAGGTGGTCAATGTCACTCCAACCAACGGAATGGTAAATTCACCTTCGCCGGCAACGGCAGCGCCCAATATTATTCAGATCTACCTTGACGGCCGGCTGATCAGCCAGAGCCTGGCAGATTCGGCGCATGCGCAGGGAGTAGCTTAATGAGCCTGATCCCTGATGAACTTCTTTTAAAAATCACAGTGGGCGGGGTGGATATCACCGATGCGGTCCCGCCCCAGAATGATGTTGCGACCGGTCTTCCGGGGTTACAGGTCATCTCTGAGGAAGGGAAAGCCATCGACACGACCAGGTTCGGGATCCGGGACGCGGGCGCGCTGGGGATCGCTGAAATGGATGAGGTGATCATCAGCAACCCGGCGGGGACGGTGAAATATTTCGGGGGGGTGATCTCCAACCTGGAAGAGATCCCGACCGGTCCGGAGCTGCATCTGATCTGCAGTTGTCAGGATTACACCATGCTGCTCGAACGGTCAACCATAGCCAAGCGCTGGCAGGCGGAAACGAGCGACCTGGTTGTATTAACCGATATTGCCGCCGAAGCGCAGCCTCCACTGGATGAGTTCGATTTCACGAGCGATGTGATCCACGCGGGGAACGTCCCAAAGATGCTGGCCGGCCAGATCACGGTGAGGGCGGCGCTGGATAAGCTGGCAACCATGACCGGGGCATCGTGGTACATCGATTATGACAAACACCTGCATTGGTACGGTGAAGGGGAAGATATCGCACCGTTTAATATTTCAGATTTACCGGACTACAGCACGACCTACCCATGCCAGAACCTGCGGAGGGTGAAGGACGGGACGGCGATTGTGAACCGGGTGATCGTGGTCGGCGGAAATTATCTCTCTGATCCGCTGACACGGTATGCAGCGGGGACCGGCCAGGACGTGGGCATTATCCTGCCTTATTCGTTGCAGCCGGCATCCGGAGCCTCAGCGATCAGTGTGTGGAGAAACGACGGGACGGTGGGCACTCCGGTATGGACGGCGCTGACGGTGAAGATAGCGAACATCGATGAGCTGGGCGGCGCCAATGAAGTGCTGTGGGATGAGAAAAACAAGGTACTTGAGCTGCTTTCAGCCTGGCCGAACCTGGCGAACGCGGTGAAGGTTTACGGCAGGACTGAGATCCCGCTACGGGTTGAGGCCAGTTCTTACGACAGCTATGCCATTTATGGACGATGGTACACGGAAGTCATCCGGGACACGTCGATCACGGACCGCAACGAAGCCAGGCAGCGGGCTAATGCCGAGCTGCTGAAACTGGCTTATGGAAAAACGACCCTACGCTGTTCGGTAGATGAACCCGGGTTGAAGGTCGGCCAGCAGATCTATATCACCAATGATGTTTTGAACGTGTCCGATCCTTACATCATCTGGCGGATCACGATCAACATGATGACCGGGGGGTATGGGGAATATGCCATCGAACTTGGTGACTACATCCCGGACCTGAACCATCTGCTCTGGCAGATGAAGCAGTCAACGATCAAAGAGGATGAGTGGTCAGAGGATGATGTGCTGGACAGCCTGCTGACCTGGCAGGATACCCAAAACATCGACGGGGATCATGTGTACACGGGGCTGGCGCCGGTCCCTACCACCGGTCCCTATAAATGGGGCGCATTCAAATGGGGATTTGGAAAGTGGGGCTCAGTATGATCCATATAGATGATATGAAGGCAAACAAAGAGGAACCGCTGAAAGGTTTTTCAGTGATGCGGGCTTTTCCAAAGGGAGCCATCCCCTGGCTATTGGAGCACGGTTATTCCCTGGCGGATGCGATGCGTGAGGCAGAAATGAGCGGGATGGTGATCTTCAGCCAGAAAACGCACAACCTGATTGTAGACGGCGGGAAGGGGTTGGCTTGCCAATTGCTCACGGCTGTTGAAACAACCGGGATCACCTATCATGCCATTGGCACCGGAACGACTTCCCCAAACCGATATCAGACGGCGCTGGTGACAGAATCAGCACGAAAGGCATTCGTGGTGAGGGGACTAGTCGGGAGCACGGGACTGGAAGCCTCTGTGTTCTACCTGGCCAGCGAATGCACATTCAACCTAAAAGAAGCGGGTGTGTTCGGCGGAGCAGCGGCTTCAGCCACACCCGGTAGCGGGACCATGTTCGCCAGGTATCTGCAAGCCTATGATAATTCGAGCGGGCTGGTCGATCTCACCTACACCTATTCGGCCTACTGGAATGTGCCGTGGGCTGCCTGATGGAGGATAAATGACAATAGCTAATGATTCCGATGCTGTAGCTGACGATCTATTACTTGAACATGATTCCAGCGGTCATCATGGATCTGATCTCACCAATAAATCCGGCGGTGATCTGTTGGCCGGAGCGGTGGTGGTCTATGACACGAGCAACGACAATGCCTTTACCACCGGAGCCATTGATTATCATCCGGGCGTGTGTGGGGTTTTGGCTGCTGATATTGATAACAACGCGTCTGGAAAGGTTGTCCGATCTGGGCGAGGAAAGGTCTTAGTACAGGGGAATGTCACCCGCGGCAATTGGCTAATCGCAAGCAATACGGCCGGCCGCGCAGAAGATTCTGGATTGAAAAAACGTCCAGAATTTGGTGCGGTTGGTGTGGCATTGACGGGTTATGCCGGAGGGGGCGCTGGCGATGTCCAGGCGGATATCGATATCCGACCATATTCCACTGTATACGCTTTGATGGAAGTTGGGACAGCCACAGCTGGAACAGCAGGATCAACAAGCCTTACTTTTTCCCATACGGTGCCGGCAGGTACAGAACTGCTGATGCTTCGATATGGATCAAACCACAACGCCGATCCAACAGGTATAACATGGAATGGTACCGGATTAACAAAAAAAATCACCAAGAATGTTAGTGGATCTTGTTGTGGTATTTATTATCTTGAAAGTCCAGCTTCCGGAACTCACGATGTTGTTGTAAATATTGGCGGAGGAACATCTGTAAGTGCGATCGCCAATAATTACATTGGAAAAGCAGCTACTGCGTTGAGGACAGCTCTCTCAGGATCAACGCCAAATACAGGGCTTGCCGTCACATCGGCTGTCGGTGATATCGTGGTCGATATTGTCCGAAATAGCAGCGCTCTTACTCCAGGAGCTGATCAAACATCAGCGTCAATGGGAAGTAATACCTATTCCAGCACTGAGAGTGGAGATGCGGGAACCACAACCATGAATTGGAGTGGAACAGAGAATACTCCGACTCAATGTGCTGTGGCTATTGCGGGTAGTTAGGAGGTCTTATGATCTTAGGAATTGATGTCAGTTCTTACCAGGACGATAACAATACCCCGCAGCAGATCGATTGGGATAAAGCGAAAAAAGCGGGGGCACGATTTGTGATGATCCGGGCGTCTCAGAATCTGGATCTTGACGGCGACTTTGAGTACAACTGGAAGGAAGCCAAGCGGGTGGGCATCCCGCGGGGAGCGTATCACTTCTTTGATTACCGGAACGGGAAGGCTCCCTCAGTGATGCAAGCGGAGTATTTTTGGTCCTTGATCGAGCATGATCCGGGGGAGATCGCCCCAGCGATGGATTTCGAGAAACCAAATAAATACTGGCCTGAACTCCCATCGCGAGTAACCTGCCTGGATATGATCCAGGTCTTCCTCACGAAGATGGATATGTTGAAAAAGAAGATAAATCCATTGGATGAGAGGAAATCGATCTTTTACTCGAATGTCAATACGATCCGGAACATTATCGCACCTGTACCGTCATCCATCACTGAGCATCCGCTGTGGATCGCAGCCTGGCCGAAGGTGCACGTTGGGCAATCGGCTATCGATGCTGCGGTGGGATTCATTCCCTTTATTGGAAATTGGTCAGCCTGGACACTGTGGCAGTTCACCACAGTGTTGGATGGTAAGAAGTTCGGCATGGAATCGGCCGGGCTGGACGGGGACTACTTCAACGGTGATGAAGAAGCCTTCAGGCTGTTCACCGGCGGGGGAGTCGATCAAACCCAGGGGGAAGAAAGCCTGACCCTGGAAGAGCGGTTGTCCCGCTTGGAAGAGGCCGCCGAGCTGGCCGGGTGGCAATTATAGGCAGGGAGGTCAGATGAGCGAAACGATGATTAATGGTTTGATCGGTTTGGCAACAGTGATCATGTCCGGAGCTGTAGCGGCTTGGATCACTGCACGATCTGGGAAGAAAAAGAACGATGCAGATGCGGCTAAGGCAATCACTGAATCTGTAGAAAAACTGCTTAGTCCGTTGAATAAGAGAGTCGACGAGGTCCAGGGTGATCTACAGAAAGTGGAAGGCGAACTGCGCTGGTATAAGTTCGGCGTTAGCCGGCTGATCACACAGCTTCAGCGGCAGGGGATAAATCCGGACTGGACTCCGGAGATGGATCGCAAGGTGATGAGGGAGGCGCATCAGATCTCGGGGGGATAGGTCCAGGGTGGTATTGGGACGGGTTGCGTTTAACTTTGTAGGTGAAAGTCTTATATAATTTATGGGTATGTGTGGTGCCTCCTTGGGGGCACCAAGAAAGAAACCACCGAAAGGTGGTTTTTGGTTTTATGGACTTTAGTCTGTCGAGGGAGCGAAGCGAGCGAGACAAACAACCACCCGCTATGCGGGTGGAGACAAAGG